ATTATACTAAAATACCTACTAAAAATTAATCATTAAAAAAACGACTCTTAATCTTTTGCATGTGCTGCATGGACTCAACATCGAACACATTTGATTTTACTTGAGAGTCGCCGGCTTCTCCTGGCTTTGGCGAATTAAGCTTACGTAGAGTATCATAGTTGTAGAGCTGACGTGCATTCTCATCTCGATAAACGGCAAAGATCTGTTCTTCGACTGACTTTCTGTATTCCAGTGGAGCATTTTCATAAGTATCAACCCCGATATCCCAAAATTGGGAAGAATCGAAAAACGGAGCCAAATTGACAGATGTCATCGCAAGATCGTCATTGCCGTTTTGGCCACGGTAGGTTCCTCCCTTCGACTTACCGAATGCCATTAGCTCCATCACCGTGGTAAAATCGTTTGGAATGATGCGATTTGTAGTCACTAAATGCTTGAACTGCTCACAATACTTGATTTTGTTGGTGGGTCCGAGCCTGAGGCCAAGCTTTGGGTTGGTCGCCATCTCGGTGTGTTTAGTATGAACAAACTGGCCAGTCCAATATGCCGGATTGTCCGACATCCGTGTGTGAATTATCTCACCTTTGTAATTCATCTCAAGCACCACTCGGGTTCTTTCAGGATTGAATATCTTGTATGTGATGTATTCAACGGCTGCCGCAAAGTGTAGGACATCTAACTGATTGGTCCTAAAGGTGCCGATCTGGACCAGCGATACTGTGTCGAGCTCATTCCTGATAGTTTCTTTCTTCTTTAGCAGTTCTCCGATAGGCAAAGTAGCGACCTTATAGACGTTCAATACCGAATAGTCTCCGCCGACTCCGTCCGCAGTATCAATTGAAAACACGTAGTTTGATCGGTCTGATCTAAACTCGCCAAGGCCGCGTTTGGCATATTTTGGATGGAGGAAGAGGTACTCGTTGATGTAGGTGTGGTCATCGTCTAGAGCAAATCGACTGTTGACATACTCTGTCTTAATGTTGTAGAGGCGCTTGAGCTCAATCGAATTGAGAAGCAGTTGGTCTGACGAGAAGAACTGTAGACCGTACTCCTGGTTAAAGTCTTCGATTGAGCCGATATCTGCGATGGTCTCCTCTTTCCAAGCCTCGTCTCGACCTGGAACCTGCCACCAGTCGACCCTAAGCGGCACATAACTGCTCTTACAGTCTATCGCGTCGCTCCAAATCTCATAGAACTTGTTTTTGCCGTTCGGTGTCGATGTGATGACGATCTTTGCGTTAGGATCGGCTGAGATGGTCGGAAATACTGCTCGATAGAACTCGTCGAGTTTCGCGCCGTCGATATGAGCGAACTCATCAATATAGAGAAAGTTGACCGAGAGACCGATACCTGATTTCTTGGTCGTTGTTCGACCGACGATTCGACTATCATTGTCAAACTTGATGTTGCCTGAGTTGATGTGCTTTATTCCTGGCTTCATGAAGAACGGCAAGTTGTCCATCGAGATCCTAAACTTATCCATCAACTCCTTCGTCGTTGTAAAGTTATCGGCAACGACTAGACAGGTCTTCTCAGCATGGAAGAGAGAAAACCAAAGGATAAAGATCGCGGCTGTGACTGACTTGCCGATTTGGCGACTCGCCATCAGGATGTTATACTTGTTTGCCTGGAAGGACTTAAGGATCTGCTCTTGGAAGTCACGGAGCCCGCCTGCATCCTTGACCAACATCACCCCATTGCTGGTTTGGATGTAGCAATAGTTATATGCAAAATAGATAATATCTTCCTTACATCGCTTGAGCTCTTGCCACTCTTCTGGGGTGTACTCAAACGGGAGACTTGCTCGTTTAAGGTTGATGTCGTTGTCCTTGAACGGGGAGTGGTGCAGCCCCTTAATATCAAGTCCGGTGTCGATCTGATCGAGCAACGCGGTGATCCGGAGCGTCGTCCAGATTGACGAGTTGATGTCGTCGTCTCCGCCGCTGAGACCTGAGACCTTACGAGATGTGAAAGCCCCACGAGAAGACATGATATCTCTCATCTAGTCAGAGTATTTCTTCGAGGTCGATGAAATCGTCACCCTCGTCGGGCTTGATCTCAATGTTACGCTGCCGCATCAGCTCGATCTTGTTACTTGGATCGATCAGGTCCCCACTTACCTTGCCTTTGGGTCGGTCTTGAGTCTCACTCTGCAGGCTCTTAACTAGGTTCTTGGTCCCGACCGTGATGAAGAATTGACCCTCGTTCGGGGATGAATCGACCGTCTCGAGATCAGAATTGGCCGGTTTTTCACGGTTGAGCTTTTGATACGTCTCTTCAAGAAAGACGATGTAGTTTGCCTGCATCTTGGTGATGTCAGCCATCTTGTCTTGTAATTGGCCCATCACCTCGATGAGTCGTGGGTGGGTGTTGCCTGATGTGATCTCTTCCATCACCTTGATGATGGTGATCTTTAAGGTCTTAAGCTGGAAGAAGAGGTTCGATATGTTGATGGTATCAAGCTCCTTCTTGTGCTTTGCGTAGTCATTTTTCTCAAAGATGCCGACGTCGACAAAGTTCTTGAAGAGGGAATCGGTGATGTCGCGCGCCTTCTTCGTGAACTGTGAGCTCATTGCCTCAAAGTCATACGGACTAGGCTGTTTGGTTTCCTCAGAGAGCTCACTATCGACCACCAGATCGTTCTGGTTCTCAGTGTTGAGTGATCCTAACAGAGCTTGGATCTCGTCCTTCAGATGCCTCCGGTTTTCACGACTCATTCCAGACTTTTGATCTGACATGGAGTTATCGGATTTTGGTTTCGTACTTATCTAACGCTGGGTTGACGTGGATCTTGATCTGTTTGACTCCCTCGACCCACTCATGCACGATCTTCTCAAGCTGTGCAAGATATTCGGTGAGAGTTGAGTTGACGTCAAACATTTGAGAAGAAAGAGTGCGCTTTAAGATCTGACCCTTGTAGTCAAACCCAGTGTGCATCCTCTTTTCTCGGCGCTCATAAATGGGCCGAAATACGCTGTCTTTTACCATTAGTTTGAGATTTTAGGCCGTGAAACGATCGATTTGATCTGGATGTTGACTGCCCCCAAGGATTCTTCTGAGATCCCTTCTGAGTAAACGTTACCGTATCTGTCAGTAAATCCTCCTCGGATAAGGGGCAGTTCAGTGTCCTCACAAACGATGTCGTTAAACTCATCGAGGCCGATATCTGGCGAGGTAGGTCGTTGGCTCTTTTGCAACTCGTTCTTCTTTGACACAAGGTAGACGGATACTGAGTCCACTCCATGGACCTCTTCGATCAGCTTGATCAGGTCGCTCTTTGGGATCCGGTTGCGTCGGGTGTTTTGGATAAAGAAGTTACCCAAGTTGTTAAGAATGTCACGTTTGATGATCTCGACGGCAACATCATCAAAGACGATGAGTGTCGTATTGATCACATAGTTACTTGGAACAGGGTCGATTATTCGAACATCTGTTGAAATGAGCTTGGAACCCGATTTCTCGATGTACTTGAGCAACTCATTCTTTTGGAAGTCAGTCATCAGGAAGCGATTCAGGTCGGAATTGAAGTAATCTTGACCAACACTAAACGTCTTTCTAATGTCTGGAATGAGGAAGAGGTTGAGAACACGGTTGTCGTTTGTGTCTAGGAAGACATTGATCACCGAGAAGAGCTTTAGCTTTCTGAGCAAGATCTCATAGTGATCGACGTTCACCAACGCAAAGCTCTTTGACATTCGTGGAGCAATGAGTCGTGTGAGGTTAGAGTCCTCAGGGTTCGATCCAAAGAAGGGAGGATGGGTCGCCTGGATGGTCACATAATCATTGAGATCAATCTCCTCTCCCAAGATGCTAAACCCAGTATCAATGAACTCGAATCTTAGGGTGGCAGGGTCATTTGTGCGAATGTTGCCGTTCGCTCCCTCAGTCACCAAGTACTCGACATCGACATTTGCTCCTCTGGTTGGGATCCTACCGAAGTTTCCATTACCAAAGAAGAGGTCGATCCCTGAGGTGACTCCAGTTTTGACCATGACCCCTTTTTCTCCTCTTGGCATGTCAAGTATCGAATCGTACTTTGTCCACTTTTCGCCGTTGACGTAAATGTTGACGAAGAAGTTATCGATATAGTAGTTTTGTGGGCTCCCAATCGAGAAGCTATCGATCGCTCCTCCCTTGGCAGTCACGCGCTGTGTCTCAATGATGCCTTGTCTGATTTGGAGCTTAAGTCCGTTATCTATGCCACTAAACGAAAACTTTACCTCCTCCTGAGGAAGGTCAAGTATGTAGGTGAATCCATTGTTTAGGCAGCGTATCCTAGTCAGATTGGGAACGATCACATACTCATATGGAGCCGTGAGAGCGTCATCATTTGTGGCCAGAGCAATCTCGCCGATCGAGGACACGGCACGGCTAGGATTATGGCCGGCTAGACTGGCCAACGAGTATACCGAGGTGAGTCGAGTTGACTCGTTGATGTTGAGCTCAGTGATGGAGTCCTCGATATAATAGAAGACCAATTGTGTCAAGTTCTCAATGACAAGCAACAATTGGCCGAACGGTGATGCCGCTGTGAAGACGACTCGGCTCTGGCCAAACTTTGTAGTTAGGTAATCGATCGTCTGAGAGAGCAGGTCCTCAACGTACAGGCTTAGACGGGACAATACCTTGAAATTACTGGTTGGGCTCGCCATCTATTGAGGTCGATTTGGATTATTTATATCTCTTGAAACCTTTTTCATACCTATAAGTATATTACTACTGTCTAGCAAGATAGATCTCGACTTGAGATAAATCATAAGACTTAAAAAAACCCCAAAGACGTGAAGAATATGGTATTGATCTCCTTCGCTCTCCTAGTTGTGGCGTGCAGCGCGCCAGCCACGACAGAAGAGCAGGTCGGCGCCGACTCGTCTGCGGTTTCAACAACTGCCGTTGACTCCAGCGCATGCTGCGATTCGACAAAGGTTGATACCGTAGCTGTTGCGGACACACTGGCTAAATAATAAGGCCAGTTTCGACCCAAAGTAAAAGGGCTCCGGTTGGAGCCCTTTTCTCGTATAAATAGAAAAAAGAAGGCTCATGTTCAAATCACTGTCTGCCAAGGAGATATACGATAACTCGAGCTTGGCATTTACCTTTGAGTTCTTCACTCCGTTGAGCAAGAGAGAAGCGGCTGCAAAACTAGCGAGGGGACTTGGCAAGAAGATCAAATGGTTTTCTGAAGTAGACTCCGGTTTTGAGCCGACTCATGAGGCATTCAAGATTGCGCCGACCTATTCCAACGGATATAAGGAGATAAGCATAAGCACCGGCTTTCTTGACTATCAGGAGGCGATCCACATGATGCTAAAGACGATGCACATCATCGAGTCGATTGGTTACACGACCGACCGGTGCTCAGTCACTACCAAGATTAGGCTGGACAGCGAGCAGTTAGGGATCCCAACCAGGCTGTCAAAGCTCAACAAGTTCAAGTACTTGCTAGGCATTGACGAAAAAAAGCTATTTGAGTTGTGGCCTACGCCAGACAATGAGAGTCAAAAGATCCATCGCAACCACATCCATCTCATACAGCCCAAAAACCTCTACAACATGGTGATCAGCGAGAGCTTTATCGAGAGGATGGATCCTGTCGAATTCAACTTTCCAGAATCTGACTTTTTCGCGAGTGATTTTTCAGAACTAGAAAGAGGTAATCTCATTGTCAAGTACATTGGAGGCAAGGACTATTCAAAGAAGAAGAAGGACGCGGTTTCGGCCATCAACCTGGTGATAGAACACCTATATTCCACACTATCCAAGAACTACGAGTACTCGATCGAGGAAAAGAGAAAGATCTCGGAAATGGTGTCTGATTTTAAGAATTCGATCGATGGGACCCGAAACTACTTTAATTTTAAGAGGCTGTATCCAAACGTGTCAATGTATGTCGACCTAAGACCGACGAACTTTCTAGTCGAGTCACATTATACCAACCTTCGTGAAAAGATATTTAAGCTGATCGTTGGAGGAGGCATTGATGATGCAGTGATCAATTACGACACCCATCGTAGGGCCTTACAGATCAAGGACGCCGTTGTGAAGAAGAGCATCTTGATTGAGGGAGTAGAGTTCTACCAATGTACTGTTGAGGCTGACTCAAACGGCTGCCTCTTTGAAGGCTGTACCATTAAGAACTCAAAACTTACTGACTGCACCGTCTTCTCTAATAATTTCATCAAGAACTCAAAATTATTTGACTGTGAGTTTCTCGGTGAGTCAAATGAAGTCAGTTCAAGCTATTTAGAGAGCTCCGGAAACAAGACGATCAATGCCGACCTTAGAGAGTGTCTAGTGCTCGGTGGGAGGTTTTCTCTCTCATCAACCATAGATAAGAAGACCAAGATTCTCCCAAAAAAGGGATGAGACGGTCAAAGCTCGAGTAAGAGTGAGAGTCAAGCTGATAAATAACAAAAATAGCTAGGGCCTGGATGGCAATCTATCAGAAGCTAGAGGACATTCGACAGTTGACAAATTCAAGTCTAACTGCGATAATTGACGTCAGCAATCTCAATTTTAATGACCTCTCTGATGCGAATCTAGAGTTTCTCAACAACATCAAGTATGATGAAGTTGCCAACTCTTTCCAAGTGGCCAGGGGCACCTTTGATTTTGTTGACATTACTGACACCCTGAGCCTAAAACTTGATGGGATCCCAACATTCACTATCGACTCTCTAGGTAGGGCCGAGGGCCAGGAGATCCTTGTTCAGGTCACTGAGACGAAGCGAATCCGGATGACGGATTTCAACGATTGGCCCGAGATTGGAGTACCTGGTGAGATTGTTTATACTGGCATCCAAAATCAAAAGCCTCAGTTTGGTGAAGATTTTATTGGTTACTTACAGACTCGCGGTTGGGTGAGCCTCACCGATGGATCAGGTTCAGGATTCATCACTCTCACCGAGCTGGCCGGTAGCCCTCCCATCCCTCCCGCACCAAACGTAAACCAGGGAATCATTTGGGTGGGTCCTCCAGGTTATGAGACGGCGTATGATCCGACTACGCAGACCGTCTATTACACAGACGAAAATGGAGACATTTTTGATCTAGTAACCGATCCTATCTGGACTAGGATAGGGGATGATGGCAAGTTCAAGTTGCCGGGAAAAGTCATCATTGGCGATACTAGCGAGACCCGGAGTCTGCAGTATGTCGACGGAAACCAACAGCCAGGCTGGGTGCTGACTTCAGATGCAAGCGGTAATGCAAGCTGGCAGCCGCCAAGCGTAGCTGCTGGTGGATTCTGTTCAAACATTCAAGTCCAGTCCTTTGTTGCGGGTGTACCTCAGACGATCACCCACAACCTCAACACGCTAGACATCATCATTCAGTTGATAGACTTTGGATCGAACCAAGAGATCGATGCATTTGTTGACAACTATCAACTGAACTCAATCCAGATCACTTCATCAGTTAGCATCGCAAGCGCAAAGATAATCATCCTAGCTGCCAACTGTGGAGCGGTCGGCCCAGTCGGACCTACAGGAACCAGCGGAACGTCTGGCGTAGACGGGACGTCTGGCACTAGCGGATCGTCCGGAACAGACGGCACCAGCGGCACGAGCGGAACTAGCGGTACTTCAGGTACGGATGGGACCAGCGGCACAAGCGGTACTAATGGCACTAGCGGAACTAGCGG